ACTCCGAATGTCTTGATGCTGGTCTGAAATGTGATGTAAGTGTTTCCAAGGATAGACTTGTCGAGGTTAAATTTGAGGATCCGCGACGCCTGGTTGAACTGTGGAAGTCCCAGCGCCATCAAGGTCGCAGATGTGGTCTGGCCTGTCAGTGCGATGTCGGCCGGGTCTACCATCTCATAGCTGTCTTGTTGATACCCGTTGAGCGCGTCTTGAAACTCCACGGACATGCAATTTGGCGTGTCGGCAATGCTGCGCGATGTCAGGATAACGCTGGAAGCACCGTTCGCCTTTCGCACGATTCCGGAGAATCCGCTACTGCCATCGCCGAACTCATAACTCGGCCACCCGCCATTGAGCACCTCGGTACTGTTCGACCACACCGGTTGCGAAGGGCTTTCTAGCGCAATGGTATTCTCGATTTTCGCTTGCAGCACCCCTGCCGGACCATAGGTCAAGTACATCCGCGCGCAATTGCGAATCCCTCGGACCACGTCTCCAGCGCTTCGCCGGTTCTGTACCAGCAGGTTGCACTGGAATCGAGGCAGTGTGATTGGATTTCCGTTTGCATCGGTCGCCGCAATCCCTTCATCACAGTAGGCGGCAGCCGCGGCGAAACTGGTGGTGTCGATCTCTGCCGCCGACCATCCACTTCGTCGCAGCACGTCTAGAAGAATCCAGGCAGGGTTGCTGGAGAACTGGTCGCTTATATAAGTTCCGTCCGCCGCATAGACTGGGACCAGCAGCCCTTGCACTAAGACCTCAACGTTCGGCAGGGAGGTGCCGTTGTTCAACTGATTGGGAACTACCACTGAAAGGTATGCCATGCTGCCATAAGGGTCGCCCGCCGGTGCTCCGGTGGAATCGGTGAAGTTAGGGTCTAATGCGCCATCTCGGGTCCCCAGTGTCTCCACGTTGTACCAGCCGGTGCCCGTCATGTTGGTGCCGTTAACGCCTATGGGTATCTCCACATCGTTCACCAGCACCGTTAGCACCCCTTGTATCTCGCCGATTCCCAGCAGCACCTCCATCCGGGTCAGATTTCCGTCGTTCCGTGCAAAAGTCACGATCGGCGACTGCCAGACGGTCCCATAAATCATGGGTATATAGTCGTTATAAAGCGCCTGATTTACCGAAACCGCCGAGGTGGACCAGCCCTTCCCATAACTTCGCACACTGATTGCAGGTGGGATAAATTCGAGGCCTCCGAAGCGGGTGAACATGCCGCGTGCCTGGCAATCGGTGCGTGTGTACCCACACTCGGTGTAAGGCCCACCTCCGTTAAGATTGCCGGTTCCGCCGGGGAGTCCGGCCGAATAGCCGCAGCGATAATACATGGAATACTTGCCATCGATTCCACCGTCCACTGCTTCTGTCTGTTGGGCTGGAGTGGCTGGAAATTGCCACGGGCATCGGCGCTCGATTTGCACTTCGGGCAGGTAGACCCTCTGCAGACTCATGCGATTGATGGCCGTCAGGCGAAAGGTGGATTCGTCGCTGCGGTCGGGCGGGTTGCAGACTCCCTGGAACACTACCGTGGTGTCGGTAAGAGCAGCATTGTTCGGCAGATTGTAAAACAGCACACCCACGGTTAGCTGCGCACCCTTCCAGCCAACTGACCGCTCGATTTCCGAGAAGTACGAATCCGCATTGGCCAGGAGGATGGAGATCTGCGGGCTTCCGTCGACGCCCTGGTCGGAAGCGGTTTGAATATCGAAGGCGCTATGCTGAATCACACGCGCCGCGTACGTGTTGCCTCCCGCTGTCACGGTATGTGTACACCAGTGTTCCCTCTCACCGTTGGATAGCACACAGTCGAATACGATTAATGGAGTGTCGGTAACGCTCTGTTCTTTCAGATCAGAGATTGCTTGCATAGAATATATTGACCGTCGCCGCATGGCGATTCATATCCGTCGTAGTAAATGAGAGTATGTCATCGCGCAACCGGGCGTTCTCGTAGCACCCGCTGGTTGTGCTCGCCTTGTAGAGGGACGGGCTATCCTGGGGCTCCACCTGTAAACCGAAAATCTCCACAATCGCGCCCGGTCCTAACTCAATACCGAAAGTTACTGATGAGGCGCTCGGATCGGAGGTCCCGGTGCAGGCAAACCTCTGCCAGTGCGACCCGAGGTTTTGACCGTAGCGGTTACTTCCAAGTAACATCGTAATGGCGGCCGGACCGGCTGACTTAGCATACACTGAGAAGCAGTAAAGATATTCTCCAGGTGCCGTGAGGGTTTGCGTCAACCCTTGCGCCGCCGCCCCCGAATTCGCCACTTGCCACGCATTATTTCCACCCGCCGGATCGGCCTGTGCCGCCGTGCTCGCAAGGAAGGGCGCCGCGTTCCAAACCGCATTACTTAGGTCTCCGCTCCATGCCAGCAGGTTCGCCGTCGGATCGACGAATGTGAAACTGTTGAGCGTGCCCTCGGCAGCCGTGAAGAATTGCAGCAACGCCGCGAGTTCCGCGTCGCTCAGTGCCGCGTATTTCAGCTGCCACTCCACCGATACCGCCCCGGAGTCGGCCAGCTTGATTACCGTCCCGTCCGCGGCCGTATTGACAAGGGTTCGCATCTGGTGATGTCTCTGAGCCGGAAACTGGACCGATGCGCCGGTTGGAAGTTGTGGATACACGAGCATTACGAACTCCGGTTTTCGATCACCGTCAACGACGTTCTTCCGCGCATTTCCGCCAGCGAACTCAAGGTCAACTCATCCGTGGCGAGGCTGCAATTCGGATATTGTGTTCCGTCCCATGGATCCGTGAACGCAAAACTTCCCATACGCCCCTGATTGTCTTCAAAGAACTGGGCAAACGCTGTCATCTCGCTTTCGTCCAGTTCGTTGAGTTGGATCACCCATTGGTGCAACGGGCTGGCCGCGTCCCGATAGCGTTGCTCGCTGCCGTCGAGAAATCGCACCGTCTGGTTCTGGAACCGGAACGTTTTCGTGGCCGGATATTGCGCGACGGCGCCTGTCTTGAGTTGAGGAAAGGTCGCCATTTCAGAGATCGTTCACCCCACCGCCGCCTAGCTCAGCGAGCGCTCCTGGAGTCGTGTCGGCCATCTTGCATCTCTCCCGTGAGTTCCTGTTCCAAAATCATGAACGCCTCCACCTGGCGAGCGCTGAGCTCTGCGCCATCGAAAGCTCGCAGCCGCCGCCACACGAGGAATTCCTCTATTAACGATTGGCTGTCAGCCGTAATATACGGCTTCGGGCAGGTATCGAGGGCCACATTCCTTCGCGCCCAGACCATCCCTGCCGGAGCCCTCTCATCGGCGGGAAGCCACCCGCATCGCCGTTTCTGTTCCAGGCCGGATCTCCGGCAGACGTCGCACTTCCAACCGGCCTGGTTGGATCGTTCAAAGTGAAAGGCGACGATCAGTTTTTTCGCTCGTCCGCCGTCAGCCCCGTCTGTGCCCGTACTGCCGCTAATGCCTCGCGGAACAGTTCCTCTGGTCCCGTCTCTGCGAGCGATTCCGGTGTCGCCTCCACGCCATCCAACTTCAGCCCCGATACCGCCAGCAATCCCCACCTTATGTAGAGTCGGTCGATCTCGACCCGCAGAAGCGCGGCGTCCATTTTCTGTCCGGGATCCCGGCCTGCTTCCAGAAACTCCATCCTTCGAGCCAATTCCCGCACCTGTCGCATCAGTTCCGCCCGCCTACCGAACGACATCTTCGGCACTGTAAACTTCACTCCGCGGGCCACGCGGGATTCCACTATGTCGACACTGTCATAACTCATCGGTCCATCCCTCGCTACGCGAATGCCACTGCGATTTCGTTGTTCACCGTTCCCTGCGCTCTTGAGGAACGGAACTTCCATTGAAGCCGGTTCTTGCTGTCGTCGAATTCGGGCACCACTGGAATTACGCTAGATAAGTAGACGCCCACCAACTGTCCCTGCAACTCGCCTAACTGAAACATCACGCTGATAGGCGATTGCTGCCGGGCTGCTTGATAGAGGCCTTGGGTATACGGATCGGTCTGACTATAAAGCTCGAAAGTCGCCGTGACCGTTCGCTCTCCCGGGGCAATCGCCTGCGGAAGGCTCGATCCGAACTCTCTGAACCTCGTATCCAATCCGTTCTTAAGAAGCACTGACGCTGACGTAATAGTGAAAAACTGCGTCGGTGAGGTCCCCATCCACGCCTCGCCGAGGTTGCCTGGCACAATGGTGTAGTCGAATGCGCTCATCGTCGGCTCGGCGGGAAAGCTCTGAAGCTGTGCGGCGCCCCCGGAGTTGCTGCCAAAGCTCGCGCTGTCCACTACGTCTTGCGCCGTCCCGCTAAAGCGGAATTCATGATAATCCCCATTGAGGTCGATCTCCATTTGATCCACCGCTCCCCCGCACAGAAATCGCTGGACAGCCGTCGCCGGGTCCCAGTAGTCGAAGATACTCACGCTAGGTAGCTCGGTGGTGGGGGTATATGTGAGCGCTCCTCCTACTGGTGCGCCCGCCGTCGGCGGCACGGTGAACGGGACACATAGTTGGACCGTCTGAGCATCCACGATCGCCGCCACAAATCGGATCTCTCCGCCGCTGCTCACCGCCTGGCCGGCCGAAAGCCCGTGAGGAGCCTCAAATGCCAGTCGGGCGTTTCCCGTGGTGCTTGCCGCCGTCCCTCCGGCGAAATATACCGGAGATGAACCGAGCGCCGCCTGGAACAGCGGGCCATAACTCGGTGCGCTCGCCCCCTGCTGCCAGTTAGTCAGTAACGTTCGCAGCTCGAAAGTGGTTTGTCGCCTTCCCCCCGGTGGCAGTCCGGGAAATGTTCTGCCACCTGTCTTATCTTTCCGGTCGGTCACTTCCAGCTGTTGACGGACTGTCAGTTTCAAGGCGGGAATGCGGTTGCTGGATGTGACTGCGGCGACCTGCCCATAAGAACTCTCGAGAGCGGTGTAGAACCGATTTGCATTTGAGGAAATATAAGAGGCCATGTTAGCTTCTGCTCACTCCAATTTCGAAACTGATCTTCGCCATCTGTAGGAAGTTCTTTCCGCCGTGTTTCACGGCCCCGAACAACACCTGATATTCGCCGCAATAGAACAGGCCGCTGCCCCAGTCGCCGCGGTTTGCGTTCAACACTTGCATGATTGCGTCCGTGTAGCTCTCCAACGCATCCTGTAATCCGTCCAGGCGGTCCTGCGAGTGCCGCAGTTCCACGACTGTATGCACGTTGCCGGAGAACGTCCGGAACTTCTCGGCCAAGCTGTTCACGATCTTCTCGCAGTACACATTCATCGCTGGGTATTGGATCGTGTTGCTTTTATCGGCAATGTCCGGTGCGACGTTCTGACCCCGCACCTGCGCCGCATTCAGGGAGTTCAGCGGCTGTCCGTTGTCTTGTGCCGACCCGTCCAAGTACGAATTGACACCACTCGCGCCCGTTAGAAGCTGTATCACCTGTCCCGTTATTAGGCTACCGATTGTGTTCGCCATTAACCCCTCAGAATCATGCGCGGCACCGCCATCAGGTAATTAGGCGATTGTCCCCAGGCTGGCGTAGCTGGTCCTGCCACGATCGGGTTCGGCTGCACCCATGGCAGCGCGATTGCTATGGGCGGACCGTTTTGCCGGGATAGGGCCTCCGGGTCGGTTCCTACATAAACGTTCCAGCCGGCCGCGCACGGTGGCGATGTGGCCGGTTGGACAAGTAGAGTGCTTGATGTAGTGGTAATCGCGGTGACCTCCGATGGTGCGCCCTCCTCCGCCTTGTTATTAGCCCAAGTCATTGCCACATAGTACGTCCCATCGGACAGACTGCCCGCTACGCTAACTACTTGAGGTTCGCTTGCCCGTGGTATTGGGGACCAGACGATACCGAGCCCTAACATCAGCAGGCGCTCGTACGCCGAGCTAGCCCGTGCGTGGAATTGATCTCGTTTCGCTGCATAGCGGTCGTTCAACTGACTCGAGTACGCATCGCCGTACACCATCTCCAGTGCCCGAAACGTGTGCCAGAGTCTCAGCGCCGGTGTCACCACCACGTTGGTGATCGTAGGTTGCGCCGGCAGCCACACTGCCTGTTCGGCGCGCCTCGGCCCATTGAGAAGCGTCGTGATCTCTAGAGCCAGCTCTTCTTGCGCGAGAGCCATCTTCTGTGTCACGTCGATCCCCTCGACGCTTGCCACGCTCGCCAGCTGTGTATCCTGCGCCATCAGGTCTTCCATTCCCGAAACAGGACCGTCCGTAAACAGAGCCATATATCACCTAGTCCTTTGTGACCTTGGCCCCGCTCTTGAGTTTTTTCATCTCATCCGTCAGCTTTTTCAATTCGTCCGATGACACCATCGTCACTTCCACCCGTTCCGCCGCTGCGGCGTCCTGCGCAGCCTTATACGCCGCCTCCTGCGCTTGCTGAAACGCGCTTGCCTGGGCCGCCGACGCCAGTTCCGCCGACCCTTCCACCACCATCTTTGCGGCCAAGTACCGTGGGACTTCCACCATTACGCCCTTCTTGCCGCCATCATCCGTCGGCAGGCTCACCACCACCGCAAACGGCGTTGGAATCATTGCTTCCCGGGCGCGAATTTTTTGGTAATACGTCTTTACATCCATTTCAGCCTCCTGATAATTGCGCGTCGAGTTTAGTCGAGTCCACCACCCGATTACTTAGGCGCGGCTCAGCGGCCCCTGTGCATTTTGCACGGACTTACTGAGCCGCGACCGTGAGCGAGCGGTCTCTGACCGTTTCCGCGCGCCCCTCTAGGTGTTCACCTGAACGGCCGATGTATTACGAAGAATGCCGCAGCCGTAAAGAATATCCACCGTGAACTGCTGAGCCAGAGTGTCAGGCTGGTAACTCATAACCACCCGCATTCCGAAGTTGCCCAACTCGGCATACTCTGCGATTGCACCGGTCCCGGGTAATGGTTGCGGCAGCCGGCGAATCACCAGCCCGATCGCATCCCTCGTAAATGCGAGATTATGCGTCGTCACCGGGTTGCTCCCGGTGTACTGGATGAACTGCGAACGGAACACAAAGAAGTCCTTGATCTTCCCCACCGTGCCCTCGATCAGCGCCTTCAAACCCGCGTCACCTGCGGTCTGGAACTCGCTGAACCGCGGAATCTGTCTCCACGCCGAATATGTCGCCGCGTCCACCACGATGTACTTCTCGGCGGACGGAGGAACCTTCGCCAGGAACAACGCTGTTTCCGCCGCGTCAATCACGCTTTCTGTAATCGCTGTTCCCGGCGTGCCAACAGGCGCATTGGCTGTGAATCCGGCATACAGGTTGAGCAGATCGCTCTCCACCTTTTGCGCGATCGCGGCCACCGCGGGCTGCATATAGATCTTTAGTAGATCCGGAACCGCCAGCACTTTGGTTACGTCCGGAATCTGGAAGGTAGCTTCCGCGTGCGTATTCAGGACGATCTGGGCATTGCCCAGATTCGGATTCTGTGTTTGCACCGTCCCGCCTTCAAGGATGTTGTTCGCCTGCATTACAGGGGGAATCGGCACGTTGATAGTGTCGCCGGCATGCGCCAGCGCTGGCTCATAATCGCGATCCACCAGGTTCCCCATTACGAGGTTCCCCACCAGCACCGGCAATGCATCTGCCGCCACCAGCTTCACAATCGCGTTGGCGACATTAGCTGAAGTTATAGCTGCCATTTGTTCTTGTTCCTTTCTTCTTGCCGGCTAGCGCGGAGTCCCTCCGCTTGTCTAGCCGGAACTTCCCTACAGGCCCCGAAGGGTCTGCGACGCCACGCGCACGATCTCCTCTCGTACTCGCTGCATCTCCTCCGCGCTCATGCCCGGCCGGATCTGTTCGATGTTAACCGCGTCCCTGCCTAAAGCTGGCGCTTTATGGGTGGCCGTCATCCCTGTACCCCCGGAAATTCGCGCCGGCAGAAACTCCGGATTTTCGTTGACGAAACTCGTGAGATACTCTTTGACCGATACCTCGCCTCCTTCTCCCTTGGCTATCAGTCGCCCGTCCTCGGTTCTCTGAATTCCGTCTTGCACGGCCTTGAACGCTAGGTCAATCTTGGACACACCCAGCCGTTGCAATTCCGCCCTCACCGCCGAGCTGCGCTCCGCTTCTTCCGCGGCTTTCCGGCTTCGTTGGTTCTCCGCCACCAATTCGTTCATCCGCCGTTCCAACTGCTCCCGGCGCTTTCTTTCTTCAAGTAACTCCGTTTTGTAGGCCGGTTCCGTTCTGGCCTTCTCGGTATTTGTAAACTCCTGAACCGCTTGCCGCACGATCGCTTGTATGTCAATTCCTTCCATAACTCTCCTTGAGACCCTAATCCCCGCTTTCTATCTCCTCCGTCACCTTGCTCTTGGTTTCCTGCCGTGCGTCACTCAGATACTTGAGTGCCAGCCTCTTGAACACTTCCTTCCGCAGGGTCTTCGACTCGATCCCTAGGCTAAGCAGCTTTTGAGCGTCGTCCAGTTCGGTGCCTAAGTCGTTGATGTCGAACTCGTCCACCCCGGACACATCGATCGTCACTCCATCCTGTCTCGCCGCCGCGATCGCCCACAGAGTCTGTTTCATGGCCCCCTTAACCGCATCGCCGTAGGCCCTGAGCACCTCCTCGGTAGTGGCGAAATCTAACTGTTTGCTTACTGCCGACTGGCGTACTCCGCTGCCGGCGCCACCTGCCTGGATCATCAAGTAGCAGACCCGATAGATCTCGTCCCGCAGGTTCTCTAGGTTGGTGGCTGCAATCTGGTAGACCTTCCCCTCCGGCTCCGTCCACCCGAACCGATCGTCCTTTCCTAATTGGATGTAATAAGATTCCCCCACCACCTGCTTCCACTCCCGGTCCGAGTAAACCACAGGGGACGCGAATAATCCCATTGTCAGCGCCCAAGAAAGTGCATTTGACTTATTAAAGTGCTCTACTTGCAGCGATGCCGCCTTATTCATCAGCCACAATCCGTCCGAGACCTTCATCTCGAATACCGGAACCCGTCCTAGCGACGCCAACCCGTGCCGGCCATCGTCGGTCAGTTCGATCGGGCCCGATTCCCCGCGCCTTCGGTAGATTTGGTAGTTCTCGCGGTCGTAATAAATCCA